ATTGCGATGCTCCGTAGCCTCTTGCAAGCGTTTGTCTATAGCGCCTTCTCCTGCGTAACGCTGTTTCAGTTCTCCTAGCGGCACTTGTGTCTCTACTCCGTCCACTGTCACGGAGAACATTACGTCCTCCCCTAGTGTAGAAGTGTCAAGACCGTCCGTACTAGCGACTTCATCAGCCCCTTCTTGGTCGGCATCGAATATGTTGTCTAAAACATCTTCGTCGTCTTCTGGATCAGATTGAGCGTCATCACCATCGGTTTCGCCTTCGTCGGCCTGATCGTCTTGATCGTCCTGATCGAAGTCTTCTGTATTAGGGGTGTTACGCTCGGCGTCCACCTCTTCTTGAATTTCGTCCTGCTCTACGTCCTGACTACCTGACAAGCTGTCATTCGTTGGAGCAGGACCAGCCGCGTCGTCGGATGAACGAACTTCCTCTGCGGCTTTAGATGTAACTACCATGCTTTCAGCGATGGAGTCTAATGTGAGTGGGGTATGAAGTGGAATTGTGTCAGGCATTTTTATTTCCCTCTTTGGCAATGTCTGCCATTTGAATTAGTTTCATTTCCAAAGCAGACGAAGCTGCTAGAAAAGCGTGGGCTTTGACCATAGCTTCCGCATCTGGTGCGGACTCAAAAGAGTCAAAAGCATACAGACGAAGAGACTTAAAGACAGCCTTAGATAAGACGTCGTTCTGCAAAAACGCCAAGGCTCCTTGCTCTGCTTGAGTTGTCTTATCAGTCTGCACTATCTCTCTCTCTCTTAGTCAGGAATTTAGCGTATTTACACCTTAGCATACCCAAAAGGATATGTCAAGGGGTAAAATAAACTTTCTTTTTATTTCAAACTACCGTAACAGCCCTATTACCCTTGTCCTCCTTGAGGCCGTGGTGGCTGTTGAGGCTGTTGAGGTTGTTGCTTTTGCTGTATCTGTTGCTGGGCCTGCTGCTGCAAGCCTTGCAAGAATTTTTCACGGTCTTGTAGTTGCTTGTAAGCAAACTGCTGCATCCCGTTCTCACGATCTTTATCTTGCTGGGCTTTAATCTCCATCTTGTCAACATGCCCACCTTCTATTCTAGCCGTCTCAAGCTGTAAGTCCTGCGCCATCTTATCGCGGTTAAAGTCGTCTTTCATCATCATTTCGATAATGTCCATACGAGCTTTTTGGCTATTGACTTCTACAGCCTCTTGGTTCTCTAGGCGTTGCTCTTGGATACGAGCTTCGGCACGGATGTTCTCTGCAACAATGATAGCTTCTGATGGCTTCTCTTGACGAGCGGCCTCGGCTGCTTGATCTTGCATATCCTGCAACTGTTGGGCCATCTCAGGGGTGACTTCTGAGAAATAGCGACCCAATGCTGGGATGCCCATTAGTTTAGCCATGTCAGCCATAGTATTGAACAGTTTATCAATGCCAGCAACAGGGTTTGTCATGCCAAATTGGCTGATAAGCTGCTCTTGCTTTTGAGCGATCTGCCCTAACCCAGCAAGCTGAGACTGAACGTCTGGCATACCAAGCCCAACACGAGTATGCATACTCATTGTTGGCTCGAACGTAGCCTGATCCACTGGAATATAGTCACCGTTGATTTCCACAACCTGCTTTTGAGGGTTGTGGCGAATGGACAGACGAAGCATTTTATCAAATACAGGCTTCAACCCTGTTTCTGCAAAGTTCCGAACCATGAATTCGAGTTGAGATAACCCTTTCTCAATGGTGTTTTGGACAGCCTGCTTGTCTGTGGACTGCATAGCGTCTGGGTCAAGCCCCATTGAGGCGTTTGTAGCCCCTGCTTTGTTCTGAGAGTCCATGTCAAGGTACTGTAACAGGGGTAACATACTACCCACCATTGAAGAAACTCCGATTTCCTGCAACATTCCAGGCTGACGCACTCGAATAGGATGCCCAAGCACTTTGCTGTTGACATCTGATGAGTTGACCATAGTTTCGTGATAGGCCAATCGGGTATTATTGGAAGCGTGAGCGTTGTCAAAGGTAGCCCGCATTAAAGACGTGGATGCGTTTTGGTCCTGTCGTAACAGGTCAAAAATGGAGCGGCCAGCCCATGCGTCTGGTTGAGGATCAATTTGCCCAATGCCGTAAGGGTTTTCTTCTACCCGTTCATGTGCAATGTACTCAAATGAGGTTCCACCAGTCCAAAAGCGGTACAATTGGGCGATGCCGGTCCCGTCTAGGTCAAACTTCATGTACGCTTCAGTCAATAAGAACGAGTGCTGACTTGGGTCGGTGGTATACATGTTTTCGTTGGAGTCTTTTGAGTAGCCTCGTCGGGCCTCGCTCTCACCTGCCGCGTCGTTATTTTCAGCGTCATAAGAGTCAAAGTCTTTCCAGTCTCCGTCATATTCTAGCCCCATAGACAAGGCTTCGGACACCGTGGTGTTGCAGCTTTCACCGCAGATGCGATATTCACCTTCACCGACGCCAGTAGCGTTATCATCAATGAAAAAGTGGTGTAGAGGAACGTGAGACAGCTTGATTTCTCCACCAGTGGTTCTGTAAGATACTTCAAGCTCAAATAACCCGTAATCGTCTTCATCAGAAGCGATAATGACAACATCTGGCATCTGCTCAAGCGCGTCTAGCTGCTCAGAAGTTATTCCAGTCAGCTTCATGTACTTATCAGCTTTGTTTTCAACGTAACAAGCCTTCATTACACCTACTTTTTTAAGAAAAGCATTCTGGATGGCGTTGTTCAGCACTTTATACCCGCCAGACCGCCAGAATAGCTGGTTTACATAGAGGGTCTGCTGGTGGGCAATCTGTGCAGCGTTGAAATTCATCACATTGTACGGCGCATAGGCCACAATGGAGTCAGATTGGAGGAATACGCGCATAGCAGAGGGCTTTAACGCCCGTACTGTGTCTCTAACAACCGATTTGGTTACTTGAGAGCGGCCTTTTTCTATAGGAACGTCGGTGTTGCCGTCGAAGAACTCTTCGGCATCCTCCCAGTTCGCATAGAAGTCACTTTCTAAGTGATCTTGCGCTTCTGTAATCCAAGTAACAAGGTCAGAGGTAGCATCATCAAGTGACACAGGCTCCACACCTCTTTCGTCGGCATTGTCTAATGCATCAAAGTCGTCTTCACCACCGATTAGATCAGCAAAGTCGTCCATCACCCGTAGTTCTGTGGAGCCTGTGGTTTTCATTACTTCCGTCCTGTCTTCATCGCAGTAGCACGAACCGCTTCTGCTGTTACGCCGCCGCCGCTGATGCTTTTCTTAGCTGGCATCGCCATTGCTGTAGCTAAAGCAGCGCGGTTGGCTGATTTACCTACGGAGGGCTTTACAACAGCACCAGCACGTTGAGGTTCCGTAAAGATGCCGCTGTTCTTACCTGCGGGTTTAGCCGAACCACTCGCTAGGTTGGTGAATGTCTTTGGGTTGCTTTGCTTCATCGTCTATCTCCTAATTATGGTGTAACAGGGCTGTTACACTTCTACCATATTGAAGCGGATGCTTCATATCCTGATGGTTTATTCCATGTGCCACTGGAACTCCCGAAAGCTCCAGAAGCTACTGCACCGTCATGGCAGAACGTCATGCAAAGAGCATCTGCCATGTTCGGGGATTTGTACCCTCGTTGCCTCATCTGCTTCTTAGTCTCCACTCCGTTTTTACCAGTGGAAGTAAACAAGGCTAATGGAGTAGATAGCTCTAGCTCCAACTGGTCTTGCTGTAGAATTTCCAAGTCGCGAATGGACACGTTCATAGACTCTAACCACGATTTGCACTTCCACCACATTTCATCCCGCAAACGCAAATAAATTGCCTTCATGGCAGCACTCTCTGAAACATTGATGTCAATCGCAGGTAATCCAAGTTCTCGAAGTCGATCGGCCACGCCAGCACCAATACCGATGCTGTCAACATGGATAGCAGTAGGGCGGTCTTGTGGCTGTAACAAATCCCATTCAGCCTTCACCCAGCCAGTTGTTTGCATGGTGTCAGAATAGTTCTGAGATTTGAAGCCCCACGCCCAGTTGCCTTTTCTGGCACACATGTCTGAGGTGTCACCCCCTCGCCCCACATCCACGCCCCAAATTAATTCTGTACCTGTGCAAGCGATGTCACGATCAAATGCAGCAGTTATAAGAGGCTTTGCGATCAAAGCCTCTTCATCTTTTGAGGGGAACTCGCCAAGGACTTTAACGTGATACTGGTCTGATGACTCACCATACGATCTAGCGATCTGGTCAACAAACTTTTGGTCAACTCGTGTTGTATCAAATGACGTTACGTGGAACCGCTTCCAATCAACCTTCGATCTGTGGTGGCTGTCATAGAAATAACCAGACAATCGAGTAGGGTTGGAAATCATCAAGAAGATAGAACCAGGAGTTGACATGGTTCCTTGAGCAGCTTCGTAAACAGCGTCATGCACAGCACTGGCTTCGTCCACACAGCACAGAACAAAGCGAGCGTGGATGCCCTGCAACGCTTCTGGCGTCTCTTTTCTAGCTGTACGAAATGAGATAAAGTTGTTTGCAGGGGAGTCCTTACGAACAATACGATCCTGTGTGGTATCTAATTGCTCACGAAGGAAGTCAGGCAGCATCCCCATCCATTTGTGGGCTTCTGGGATCAACCCGTCTTTAAGCTGACCGGAAGATGGAGCAGTGACGGGGACTTTGACATCATTTCGGAATAGAATGTAGTGCAGAATGATGATGGCAACGAGGCAGGTTTTACCAGCCCCGTTGCCTGATCTGATACTAATTCTAGTTTCTCCGCTGTCAAGTGCTGTAAGGACGTCGTATTGCCACCCCTCAAGAATACAGCCGAGAACAACCTCAGCAAAAAATACGCGGTCATTAATGCAGCTATCAACAATCTCTTGCTGCTTCATACTCAAGCCAGCAGCGTCGTTGTCTAGGATGGCATCTGACGCCCCAGTGCTTTTTGAAAAGCCTGCGCTGTCTAGATAGTCCGCTGCATCAAACCCGTCATCCATCGGTTTGCTCTGCCCAAAGCTCTAGCTTCGTAGTCTCTAAGAGGCCAATAGTCTCAGACACCGTACATTTATACAGTTCAGAATGTTCATACAACTGAGATTTAATAGCGGCTACCAACCTATCAGCAGCGCCATCTTTTTCTTTGGTGTGCATCTGCACAATATGAATATCAGCCACGAGCGGACCCCCTCAATTGAACAACCTTTTCAAACTCAACCTCAACTTCATCATCGCTTCCGACTTCAAGTGAGTTTGTACGTGTAATAGGCCTGTTACGGCGAGGAGACGAGTGCGAGGCAGCAACGGCTGGCAGGGAAGAGTTACCTTCGCCGCCGCCTCGCAGATCAGGGCTGCTATCGTCGTCGCCCGATTTGGATGCAGCCCCGACTGTTCTTGGACTCGCAGAGCGAGCCTGTTTCAATTCAGGGAACTGGCGCTTACGATCAATCATACGCTGTTCGATTACGTCCAACTGCTTTCCGTGGTCGTTTGATTTGACGGAACCAGTTTTGTGCATCGCGACCATCGAAGTGGAGGCAGTTTCAGATTTGCCATAAGCACGATCAAAGATAAGCTCCAACACCTTCAACTGGTCCTGTGGCTTTAACTTTTGAAACGTATCCTTGT